ATCCTCAATAGGATTTGATATTTCTCCGAGGCAGGTGTGCATGGTAAGTATCACTTCTACATCATCCAACATATTCATATATCTCCTAGGTCAAAAAAATGGGGGACCGAAGTCCCCCGTATGTTACTCTTCGATTGGCAGTATCTTCGAAGCTTCCACTGCATCCGCTAGTTTATCTAACGCCGCTAGTGCATCCTTGTAGTCAGATATTGCTTCTGGATCGTATGAAGCTTGCTGATCGTTACTGTTAGATTTCTCCACAGCTGTGATCGCTTTAGTCATATTTGCTGAGGCCTTTTTGTGCCTGTCTGCAAATGTGCCTGCCGTCCTAGATCCCCCTGCACCTTCTCCAGATTGCTTATTGAGGTAAGCTTGAAAGGCCTTTCCAAAATCCTTCATGGCAGTACCTCTTGCTTTCTGCAATGTTTTCCGACGTTCAATGTCGGCAGTATCCATGCGAGGATCATCATGTGCCATTTTGATCAGCTTCTGATCATGCTCATCCGGATAAGATGCCAAGAACATGATATCAGTTAGTTTGTGTATCTGATCGACAGACAGAGGGTTAGTCGGGTCATTTTTTGCCGTGTTAACCTTCAATTGCTCCGGATGTGTAACGTCGTTCTTGATACACGTTTCAATAGCCTTGAGCCGGATTTGCTTAGCAGTCATCTCCGTAGTGGCTACTTTAGATAGCTGATCAGCTATCGCTTTAAACTTACTTGCTGAAATAGTCATATAGACTCCGTAATTAAAGTTAAATGTTTGCGTCCCTTTGCAGGAACACGTATATAGTCTCATGCTTTTAGGAATACACAATAGAATCGCTGGTAGTTTTCAAAATGGACTTAGGGAAATTCCCTAACTCTCCCCCTACCATCCCCCTATCCCCCGATTTTGAAAAATAGCCCCTATGCTGCTACGTATTACTAATTTCCACAAACAAATCGTATTTTTTTGAGTTTCGACCCCCACCCCCTCTGTACAGGGCGCACCCCCCTTACTTTTTTAAGTCCCCCTTGTAAAAAAATTTTTTTCATGTATAAACGCTAAATACGGGTAAGTCCCTGCGATACAAAATGACACTACATGTCAAACCCGAACTAGGGGTTGAGATTACTAAAGGCGAGTCCTTTGTTGACCTGAAGGACAGAACAGATGCCGCCGCTAACACGGTTGATAAGCTAATCGAGCATGGGCTGGACGTAACGCCGACCAAAGAAGATCAAGAGAATGCCGCTAAGTTAGTGGCTGCTTACGCTGAAGACCCCGAAAAGACTTCAAAGAAGGTAACTACCAAACGTGCAGCTACCCTGACTCCAGCCTCCCTTATGCTGACAGACTCGATACTGAAGGAGTTTGGGCAGTCAGTTGTAGAAAACTCTATACAGATACGCCATCTAGTTACTAACAAACTACTTCTGGAATCAGAAAACCCGGACCCCCGTGTTCGTATGAGAGCATTAGAGCTACTAGGTAAGATATCTGATGTAGGATTGTTCTCCGAGAAATCAGAAGTAACTATTACACATCAGTCCACAGATGACTTACGGGATAAACTGCGCGGCAAGCTGGAGAAGCTTGTAGCGGGTGAAGTGATAGAAGATGCGGTTGTTGTGGATGTGAAGGAAGAACTTGGTATAACTGACGAAGAATACGATGACTGAGGCTGCGTTAGACTTCTCTGAGGAAGAAGTGCAGCAGATGCTGGACAATCTAGATCAGTTTTCTCCAGAAGAAGTCGCAGAGATAGATCGTATACTTGATGAGTTATCCACAAGAAAACAGAACGAGCTTGCGTTTAATGACCTGATTGAGTTCTGTAAACGTATGCAACCTGACTATATAGTAGGTAAGCACCATAAAAGATTAGCAAATTTGTTAATGTCTATTGAGCAGGGGAACAAAGACAGGATTTGCGTTAACATACCGCCCCGCCACGGAAAATCACAATTAGTATCTATTTACTTCCCAGCGTGGTTTCTGGGGCGGAACCCTAATAAGAAAGTGATGATGGTGTCGCACACTACGGATCTGGCTGTAGATTTTGGTAGGAAAGTCCGTAATCTTATTAGCACTGATGAGTACAAGCAGATATTCCCAACTGTAGCCCTGTCTATTGATTCTAAGTCGGCTGGGCGTTGGAACACGAATATGGGTGGTGAGTACTATGCCTGTGGTATCGGTTCGTCTATTGCTGGTCGAGGCGCAGATTTACTGCTGGTAGATGACCCTCACTCTGAGCAGGATGTGATTAATGGTAACTTTGAGGTATTTGAGAAAGCCTACGAGTGGTTTACCTTTGGTGCTCGTACTCGTTTGATGCCCGGAGGCCGTGTCGCTATTATACAAACTAGATGGCATATGGATGACCTGACAGGGCGTGTAACACGGGATATGGTGAACAATGACCGGTCTGATCAGTATGAGGTTATTGAGTTTCCGGCAATATTAGATACCACTAATAAAGCGGGTAAGAACATACAGAAACCCCTGTGGCCTGAGTTCTTTGATTTGGATGCGCTTCTACGGACGAAGGCATCTATGCCGACATTCCAGTGGAACGCGCAGTATCAGCAGGAACCTACCGCAGAAGAAGCTGCACTCATTAAACGTGAGTGGTGGCAGTCATGGGGTGGGGAGAGTCCACCGGAGTGTGAGTATATAATCATGTCGTTGGACGCAGCGGCAGAAACGCACAACAGGGCTGACTATACGGCGTTGACCACATGGGGGGTGTTTTTCAATGAGGACGAGAATGCCTACCATATTATATTGCTCAACAGTATCAAGCAGCGGCTGGAGTTCCCAGAACTGAAAGAGTTAGCAATGGAGGAGTACAGGGAGTGGGAGCCTGACTCGTTTATTGTGGAGAAAAAGAGTGCGGGTACAGCGTTATATCAGGAGATGCGGCGTATGGGGTTGCCCATACAGGAGTACACACCACACAGAGGGTCGGGAGATAAGTTAGCTCGATTAAATTCAGTTGCAGATATCGTAGCATCCGGTATGGTATGGATGCCCGTGACACGCTGGGCTGAAGAGGTCATAGAAGAGATTGCAGGGTTTCCATTTATGAGCCATGATGACCTCGTGGATAGTACTGTTATGGCACTTATGCGGTTCCGACAAGGTGGGTTTATCCGATTACCAACGGATGAGCCAGAAGAAATGCGCTACTTCAAACAGAAACGAGGTGGATACTACTAATGGCTATTGAGAAAGGGCTATACGCACTGCCTGAAGGGATGGAGGAAATGTCCGAAGCAGAGCAGGGATTAGAAATAGAGATTGTTGATCCAGAGATGGTGACGCTGGACGACGGGTCAATGGAGATCACGCTTATACCGGACGCAGGTATGGGTGATATGACCGACTTTGATGCTAATCTAGCAGAGTTTTTAGAGGATGATCAGCTATCTATCATAGCGAATGACCTTCTTGAGTCAGTTGAAGCTGACACAGATGCTCGAAAAGAGTGGGCTGAAACCTATGTAAAGGGTTTACAAGTGCTTGGGTTTAATATTGAAGAGCGGTCTGAGCCTTGGGAGGGTGCTTGTGGCGTATATTCTAACGTTTTAGCCGAAGCAGCTATCCGTTTTCAAGCTGAATCTATGAGTGAAACTTTCCCTGCCGCCGGTCCAGTGCGAACTAAGGTTATTGGAGAGGAAACCAAAGACAAAATGGACGCTGCTGACCGTGTTCGAGCAGATATGAACTATGAATTGACCGAAAAAATGGTTGAATACCGGTCAGAACACGAAAGATTACTGTATAGCCTTGGATTATCAGGGTCCGCGTTCAAAAAAGTTTACTACGATCCCAATTTAGGACGACAAGTTGCGGTGTATATACCCGCTGAAGACGTTATTGTCCCTTATGGCGCGTCTAATATAGAGACTGCGGAGCGTGTAACCCATGTTATGCGTAAAACTAAGAACGAATTACGCCGATTACAGGCCAGTGGGTTCTATAAAGAGGCAAAATTAGGAGAACCACGCCCATACCACAACGATATTGACGAAAGAAAGGCGAAAGATGATGGATTTTCGCTGACAGACGATGATCGGTACGCTATCTACGAGATTCACGTAACAACTACCATAGAAGGGGTAGATGAAGAAGATGATTTGGCTAAACCCTACGTAGTTACTATTGAAAGAGGGACTAATACGGTTTTAGCCATACGTAGAAACTGGAATGAGGAAGATCCTCTTCAGTTGAAACGGCAACATTTCGTACATTACGTTTATGTACCCGGATTTGGCTTCTATGGCCTTGGGTTGATACATATCGTAGGGGGGTACGCTAAAGCTGGCACCTCTCTTATACGTCAACTTGTAGACGCTGGCACACTAGCTAACCTTCCCGGTGGTTTGAAGTCTCGTGGGCTACGTATTTCAGGAGATGACACTCCCATAGAGCCGGGAGAGTTTAAAGATGTTGATGTTCCGTCTGGTAGCATCAAAGACAACATCATGCCTTTACCCTATAAGGAGCCTAGTCAGACACTTCTATCACTTTTGGATACGATAACGAAGGAAGGTCGTAGGTTAGGCGCGATAAGCGATATGAACATATCGGATATGTCGGCTAACGCACCTGTAGGGACTACTCTAGCGTTGTTGGAACGCACACTGAAGCCTATGGCTGCGGTACAGTCTCGCGTTCATTATGCTATGAAGCAGGAGTTTAAGCTTCTCAAGGCTATTATGGGTGCATATGCTCCCGCTGAGTATGGGTATCAGCCTAATCGTGGAGAAGTAAGCGCAAGGCAGATGGACTATGACATGGTAGAAGTTATACCTGTCAGTGACCCGAATAGCTCCACAATGGCCCAGCGAGTAGTGCAGTATCAAGCTGTTTTACAGATGGCGCAGCAAGCACCACAGATATATAACCTGCCACAGCTACATAGGCAGATGATAGAGGTGTTAGGTATAAAGAATGCTGACAAGCTTGTACCAACAGAAGATGACGCAGATCCAGCAGATCCAATAAGTGAGAATATGAACGCACTTATGGGTAAACCACTCAAAGCGTTTATGTATCAGGATCACGATGCACACATAGCGGTGCACACATCTTTTATGCAAGATCCGTCTATAGGACAGTTAATAGGGCAAAATCCACAAGCACAGCAAATAATGGCTGCATTACAGGCTCATATAGCGGAACACTTAGGGTTCTCTTATCGTAAGCAGATTGAAGATAAGTTAGGTGCTGCATTGCCACCACCTAATGAGAAGTTGCCGGAAGATATAGAGGTACCGCTTTCTAGACTAGTTGCTAAAGCTGGAGTTCAGTTGTCACAGATGAATCAGCAGAAAGTTGCTCAACAGCAAGCTATGCAGAAAGCGCAAGACCCTGTTGTTCAGATACAACAGCAAGAACTAGCTATAAAGAAGGCTGAAGTAGACCGCAAAGCGGCTAAAGACGCAGCGGATATACAAATACGAACGGAAGAACAAAAGCGTAAGAAAGCTAAAGATAAAGCAGATGCAGTTCTAGATGCTACAGAATTAGAACTAGATGCTGCTAAAGCTAATGTAGATATGACTTTGGATATACAAGAGGCCCA